CAATTAGATTCTTTTTATAATCTTCAGTCATATTTCCTCCTATCTCTGCTATGATTCTATGATACTTGTATCGTAGAACTCAATTAAAGCAGTGTTTTCTATATCTATATCTCTTGTTATTGTTTGACCAACCCCAATATTACCTTGTGTCTTTGCTCTTTGATTATCAAAATAATTAACTGCATCTTCACAATTATAATTTGAAGTTAATTCATAAGTGTAAAATAATAAATCATTATTGATTAACCAATCTATTGTTTTAGATTTAACCATATAATCTTTTGTTAAATTATCAAGTGGTGCATTGTAATGAACTATTTGACCTATATTCCATAAGTTTTGAATTGATACAATTTTTAATGTTATTTCAGCAGTTCCTTTATACTTTAAATAAGATTGACCAATTTTTAGTAATTCAGTACTAGAACTTGCATCTTGTCTATTTTCATAACGTGATATAGTTCCTTTTCTACCTATTTGAGTACCAATTCTTATTCTTTCGTTTGCATCTATTATTATTTCTCTACCTTTAACTATTGGATAATAGGTAATAACAATTACACCACCAGTAGAAATAGTGCCACTTGATTCAAAAAATGTTTCACCTTGTTGGTATATAAAATTACCATAAGCACCTAGTTTTTCTTCTTCTTTTGTAATTACTTTTTGATTTGTACCATTTAAAGTAATATTAGTTATTGTTCCTATTTTATTTTGACATACAAATGTCTTTGAGTATCCATCAGCAATTATAGTTTCAGTTTGAGTAATATTTGCAATTATTTCATCACTTGTCATTATTTGTTTATTACGATAGTCTTTAGTAGAATAATTAAATGACATATTTTGTATATCGTATGTTTCAAAAAAAGATTGAGTACTATATATTTCTAATCCTTTTGTCATTAATGATGGATCATAGAAATCTATTGCAATTGTATTTTCATCTATCATACGTGTAAACCATCTACTTTGAGTTATTTCTGCTATATATTGGAATACATCATAAGCAGTTTTATTTAGAGTAGAGTAGGCATTTATAGTATCACTAGGGTTTAATATTTGAATATTACCTACAACAAAACCATAATCACTTATAGAATCAACAACTTGAGTTATTGCTTCTGTAATAGTTTTATTAGTAATAACATAATTAAGTGTTTCTCCAGTAGATAAGAAATCTTTGAAATCTAACACTTGTAAATCTATCCCATGAAATTCACGTGGATTTAAACTAACATTTCCAGTATTTTTAGCAATTCCAGAAAATATTAAATCATCACCATCATATATAAGACATTTTGCAAAATCTACTGGAAACCACCATTGAGAATAGTTTTTAGTAGTTTCCCAAGATAATGGATAACAATTTTTCAATATAGTAGAAGAAGTAGATAACATCTTTTCTTTTATTTGAATATTATTTTTGCATACTACTTCTTCATTATTAATTAATATTCTCATACACCAGCACCCCAATTATAGTCATTTTTAGCACCACCAGAGAATGTTTTAACATTATTGACTAATTGACCTAGAGGGTCTAATTCCATATTGTTTTGAACGTTTACAATAGTGTTAGGACTATATGTAGAACCTAACGTAGAAATATCAGGTTGTAAATCAAATGAACTAGCCACTATATCATTCATATTCTCTATTGCTTTATCAACAGAATCAGTATTTGCATCAATACCTACTGCTAATCCTTTTGGTAGCCATTGACCGATTTCATCAGCAAATAATTTTGATGGTGAACCAATACCAAAGAAATTCTTAATACCATCTACAATTCCACTAAAGAAACCACTAATTTTGCCCCAAATCCAGTCTTTAACAGATTTTATGCCATCCCATAATCCTTTAACTAGATTCATACCAATTTCTCCTATTGTAGATAGTCCATCTTTAATCCAAGTTAGTATATTTGATGGTAATTCTTTAATCCATTCCCATAAAGATGAAAACATTGATTTTATACCATCCCATAACGAGCTAACCATTTCAGCACCTACATCAAAAATACTACTTAATCCATCTATTAAACCATTAACAATTGCCATTACTATATCAGGAATTGCCATTATTAATTGTGGAATTGCTTGAATTAAACCAGTTATTAATGAAATTATTATTTGAGGACCCATAGCAATTATTTGTGGTAATGCTTCTATTAAACCAGTAATTAATGCTTGAATTATTTTTGGTAAGTTTTCTATTATTTTAGGAATAGCATTTATTAAACCTTGAATTAATCCTAATACTAGTTTTATACCAGCTTCTATCATTACATCTATGTTTTCTAATAATGCTAATAAACCTTGTAATAAAGCATCTACTATCATAGGTATTAATGTAGGTAGTTCTTCAGCAAGTGTATTTGCTATTTCTACTGCACCCTCAATTAATACATTTATAAAGTCAGGTAATGCTTTTATTATCGCTTTTGCAAGTTCTATTATTCCTTTTAATAGAGTAGGTAATACTTTTTGTACTATTTCTGGTATTTTTGGAATTAATGCCTCTATTAAACCTACCAGACCATCTATAAGGTTAGGTAATATTTCTATGAAAGCATCACTTAAATTTCCAAATGCAGTTATTATTGAACTTATTAAGTCATCAACACTTCCAGAACCATTTAAGAAATTATCAAATGCACCTTTCATAGCATTTATTGATCCAGTAATTGTTTTTTCAGCTTCTTCACTAGTTGTTCCAGTGATTCCCATTTCAGTTTGTATAACGTGTATTGCTTCAGTTATATCTGCGAAACTATCAATTGATAGATTTGCCATTTCACCATTTGCTTCTTTTACACGATTAGCATCAGCAATTAAACGTTCCATTTCGGTTTTAGTACCACCATAACCTAGTTTTAAGTTATCTAACATAGTATAGTTTTGTTTTGCAAAACCTTGATATGCACTTTGGATCATAGACATATCAGTACCCATTTTATTGGCATTATCACTCATGTCTATGATAGCTTGGTCTGCATAGTCAGTCGCTTTTTCAGTATCACCCTCAAGAGATTGTAAAAGTGATGCACTAAAAGATGTGACCGTTTCCATATATTGATTAGCACTTAAACCAGCAGTTTTATATGCTTTTTTAGAGTTTTCTATAACTCTATCTGCACTTTGTTTAAATAGTGTTTCAACACCACCAACATTTTGTTCTAAATCTGCATAACTATTCATTGCTTTTTTGGTTAGTGAAGTGACCATTGCAGTAGCAGTGACAGTGGCAGTAGCAAATACTCCAGCAACAGTTTTTCCAACTCCACCTAATGTGTTTTTTAACGTTGTGCCTAAACCACTGGTTTTTTCTTCTAAATCTTTGCTATCGCCTTTAAAATGTAAGACTGCATCGCCTAAATTCATTCTTTCACTCCTTTCTATAAAAAAATAGGTTAGGGTAAGAACCCTAACCCTTAAAGAGTTTTATTAAGCACTTACTTCTGTTCCTGTTCCGTTTATAGTAATAGTGATTCCAAATGATCCTTCATCTTCAGCACTACCACCTAGACTATCTAAAGTAAGTTTTGTATTTACTTGGTAAGTAGTATATTCAAGTACACCATTATTTACACCAGTTAATAAATCAAATTTAGCAAGTATATTGTTAAATTGACTTATAGTTCCAGCAGAAATTAGTGTATGAACATCACCAAGTATTTTTTGAATTGCAGTGTTATTAATATCTATTTTTATAGTACCTTCAATTGTTAATGCTACACCAGTTATAATACTTCTTTGAATAGCATCACAGAATACATACCAATCTTTTGTAGAAAAGTCTTGGTTTAATGTTAATTCACTAGCAGTACATAAAGTAGTGAATGCTGGACTTAAAGATGTTCCTGTATTTATTGCTAGATTTTTAATAACATCACGATTTGTTACATAAAATTCGTTCATAATTTCTCCTTTCTATGCAACTCTATTCACAATACATTGGAATATCATTGAATATCCAACTCGGCGAATATCCGTATATTCTATTGCTTGTGGATTTGAGTATTGTTTAAATATTATTTGCCACTTTTCTTTAGTATTTCCATTTTGATATTCATGTATTATATGTTTACCTTTTAAAGAACTAATTAAAGTAGCAGTATTTTTCATTTCTTTTATTGATAATCCATAAATTACTATTTCATAATAGTTAAATAGAGGTTCTATATCACCAAAGAATACTATTTGATTTCCTGGTTGTTCTTGTACTACTATGACTTTTTTATCATTATTAGTAGAATATTCAGCTTTTACCTTAAAATCAGTATATATCCCTTTTAGATAATCAATTAATACTAGATTTTTAATAAGTATTTCATTACTCATAAATTCTCCTTGTTTATTTCATTAATAGAATTTTCTACTATTGATTTTTGATGTCTTTTAAGTGCTACATTAAACCATTTAGAATGTGTATTAGGTGTAGTCCAATTAGTAGTAGAATCATTGTAATGCCATACTCTATTTGCATAAGAAGTAGGTGAACCAATATAATAGTTTCCATCACTTCCATGTACACCATAAGCCATAGTATCTCTCCTTAATTGACCAGAGGTAGATAACCCTCTACTCATAGGTATAACACTATTACTATAATCTAATGTTTTACGTGCTACCTTATAAACAA